ACACCATCACCATTGGTACGGCCAACGCTAAGGCTTTGGCTGACGATGAGGAGTTGGTAGTGGTTACTGCCCTTAGCGGTACTACCGCGAAGGAATTCGATGTGCCCGACACCATCACCAAGCAGGCCGACGCCATTGCCATTGCTGGTAGTAACTACGACGTGGTGGCCAACGATAACCTGTTTGTGGACGCTTGGCTAATCGCCGTGGTGAAAGAGGCTAACGGTCCAGTGATCACCAGCGCGATCAAGTCGCAGCTCTCTGGAATCAAGTATGTTTAACCCTTAACCAATAGAAAGGAAAATAAGCTATGCAAAAGACGTTAATGCAGGGGTTGAACGAGAAGGATATGCAGGCCGTGATCAACACCTACGACCTTAAACCCTACTACTACCCAACCCTATTCCCGATGACCGAAACCCCCTTCCTTACCTGGAAGATGCTGGAGGGTCAGGCGGGACTGATGATCGCCGCTGACCTCGTGTCGAGGGGATCAACCATCCCACGGAAGACCCGTGAGGCGATCAACCGTATTCAGGGTGATATTCCTAAGATAGCCATCTCGCGTGAGAAGCTGGAGGATGAGCTCACTGAGTACGACATCATGCTGGCCATGGCGAGCCAAAACCCAGACCTACGAGCCATCGTGGAGTTCTGGGCAGAGGATACCAAGTACTGCTGGGACGGCGTTGCCGCCCGTGCGGAGTGGATCGCCCTGAGGCAGATATCCCTTGGAAAGGTGGCTTTCACAAATGCCAATAACCACGGCGTGGTGACCGAGTACAACGTGGACTACCAGATGCCATCGACCCATAAGGTTGGTGTGAACACCTCGTGGGCCACTACCGCCTCAGCTAAACCCATCACCAAGGACTTTCCCGAGGCCATTAGGATTGGTAAGGCCATTGGTGCCAGCTACAAGTTTGCGTTCATGAACCCGAACACGCTGGAGAAGCTGGTGGCTACCGAAGAGGTGATTAAGATGTGCGCCTCATTAGTGAGCAACGCGCTTAATATCCCATCATTGCCCTCATTGCAGGATGTTAACTCCCTGTTAGCCCGCACTGTGAAACTTAAAGGCTTACAGCTCGTGATCATCGATCAGGATATCACCATAGAGCTCCCCGACGGTAGTCGTACCACTGGCAATCCCTTCGAGGACGACGTGGTGCTTTTCTCTGAGAGCAAGGTGCTGGGTAAAACCCATTGGAAGCGTCCTATCGACATGAACGTGAAGACGGAGGCGATTAAGGCTATGAACGGCCACACCATGGTGCAGAAGTACTCGCAGGCTTCTCCATTAAAAGAGGTGACTGAGGGTATTGCCAACCTGTTCCCCGCGTGGAACTTGGCTGGTCGCTCCGTGCTGATGCAAACAAGCGGCACCAGCTGGAATAAGTAAACTACCCAAGGGGCTATTCGCGTAGCCCCTTGCTAAACTTTAGTGAGATATGGCTATAGCAACCAACCGTGACTACCTGAGTAATACCCTCGCCAAGTTCGGCCTAACGGACGACGACGTGGACATCATTGTGGCTGAGAATCCAGAGCTGAACGGCTCGCTGAACATCAAGGCCTGCAAGGTGGCCATGCACAAGTCCTTTTCGGCAATTCTGCCGCTGGCCAACGTCTCGGAGGGCGGCTACTCGCAGTCGTGGAATATGGATGCTGTGAAGCTGTGGTACAAGTCACTGTGCATCGAGCTGGGCAAGCCCAACGCGCTGAAGCCTCAAATTCGTAACCGCTCAAACTACTGGTAGTATGGCCTTGAAGCAGTACCCCCACTTCCTCTTCGTTCACTTGGTGAGCGAGTCTGTGCAGGATGACGACGGCAACTGGAGCAATCCAGTTGACGAGTGGGTTTGTAGGGGTAATTGCCGAGAGGAGACCAACGGCGCGGGTAGGCAGATCAACGGGCCTGATGGGAAAGCCATCGTGTTCGCATCGACGGTGTACCTACCCAAGAGCGTTCAGGCTATTGGCCCAGCAACCGAGGTGAAGGTCTGCAACGATGAGATTGGCAACAGCCTAAGGGTGAAGGGGCAAGTGCTGAACTTCTCCCCAGGGCAAATGAACAGCAGGCTATGGCTATAAAACCAAACTTCACACAGGCCGACGTGCAGAAGCGTTTTGACAAGTTCCTTGAGGTGGTTGAGAGAAGGCAAATCGACAGGCTGAGAATGCTGGGCGAGATGTGCATAACCCGAGCGAGGGAAATACCCGCCAGCGTGGGATTTACCGACCAAACGGGCAACCTACGCAGCTCCATTGGCTACACAATCTTTAACGACGGGGTGGCTATTCACGAGAGCTTTGAGCAGGTGAAGGAGGGTGCCGAGGGGGTTGCTACCGGGCGAATGATAGCCGAAAAGATTGGCGACAGGTATCAAGGCAAGGGCTTGGTGCTGGTGGTGGTGGCGGGTATGAACTACGCCATATACCTTGAGGCGAAGGGTCGCGACGTGTTGACCTCAGCTGAGCAGCTGGCACAGCAGGAACTACCCCGGATGCTATCCGAACTGGTAAGTAACATCAACAAAGCATTATGATGAAGCAGACCTACGACATAGAGGCCATTGCCTTTCAGGCGCTAAGGGCTAACCAAACCTTGGTGAGCGAGCTGAGCGGTGGGGTATACCTAGGCCAAAGGCCGCTGAACTCCGATAAGGAGGATGTGGTGATCAACACCATCGCCATGACGCAGGAGTTTAAGCCCCAGCTGGCCACATCGAACATCAACATCCACGTGCCGGACCGCACGGTGACCATTGGCGGGGTGCAGCAGCAGGTGGAGGATAGGGCTAGGCTTAAGGCTATTGCTGCCATAGTGCTGAGTACCGTTAGAAGCGTTAAGCTACCAAGCATGAAGATGGTGGTGGAGAGCCAGAACACCCAAAGGGAGGCAGATATCTCACAGCATTTTGTGAACATAAGAATTAACTGGATTATTCACTGATTATTAATAACATAAAGAAATGGGATCATTGATAACTTTAGGCTTGGCCGAGATACAGGTTGGCGCCGCTGGTGCTAACGGGGTAATGCCCGGATCGATGGCTAAGATCGGTGCTGCCTACAAGGACACCTGCAAGCTGGCGCAAGCCGCCTCGGAAATTACCGAGCATTTTGAGGAGGGGAAGGCCGCCCCAAAGGTGAGGAAAAAGGCCAAAAACATGCCCGTGCTGACTTTCTCAATAATGGATCCCGATGTGCTAATGCTCATCAGCTACATTGGGGGTACCAACATAGGCACAGAGGGAGCCCCCAAGTGGGGATTCGACGGCAGTGAGGCTGTGGCTAACAAGGCTATACGCGTGATGTCGGAGCAGGGATTGTGGGTAGATATCCCCAATGGGGACATCGAGGCCGTGATCAACGCCGATATGAGCGCCAAGGGCTTATTTATGGTGGACTTCACTGTTACCCCTATGGCGGTAACTGAGGGCAAACCAATTCAGGCCTACGACGGAACATCGGGCTTAACCGTTAATCCAACGTCGTTGAGTTTCTCCGCTGCGGCTGACTCCTCGGGCAAGACCATCACCGCCACATCGAGCGGCAACGTGACCTACGCCGCTGCCCCATCGAACGCGGAATGGCTAACCGTAACGCGCAACCTCAAGGTGGTTACCGTGAAGGTTTCGGCCAACACCAACTCGGAGAGCAGGACGGCTATCGTTACCATTGTGGCCGACGGGCTGACCGCCTACGTGCCCGTAACGCAGGCAGGAGCATAACCCTAACCAACTATTTACCATCGCCGAAAGCCCCGGAAACAACACTTTCGGGGCTTTTTTAAAACCAAAAATTCTATGACCGACGAAAAAAGGCTAGAACAGGAGCGGCAAGAGCTCAACCGGATGATAGGCCGGGGAATGGCCATTGAGGTGGATGTGCCCATACGGGTTAAGCCCAAGGGATTCCTTGGACTATTCAGGAAAGGCACTAAGAAGGTGGAGCGAATGCGATTTGTGGTGCACGAGCCCACCCTATCGACCCTCGACAGGCTATCGGCTGAGCAGATTGAGCTGCGCATTGACGAGCAACAGATGCGCACCGAGGAGGGCGTGAGCGAGGCGAAACGAATGGCGTTGCAGCATAGCCGCCGTATGGCTAGGATAGTGGCCATTGCCGTGCTGGGACAGGACTACGTGCAAGCCGAGCAGCAGGGTTCAAGGGTGAAGTACACCTACGACGACAGGCGGCTCAACGAGCTAACCGACCTCTTCTTTCACAACGTGAGGCCCTCGGTGCTGTTCGACTACGTGATGCTCATCAGCACGATGAGCAATTTGGGGGATTTTACGAACTCTATCAGATTGATGTCAGCAGCCCGGACAACGATGCCGATTCTGGTAGAGGAAGGCAGAAAGGCCTAAAGAGTCCATACGGGCGCAGGGGGGCCATTTGTGCCCAGCTGGGGTGGACGTGGGATTACCTACACAATGGCATCGCGTGGTCAGTGGTTCAGCGTATGATCTCTGACCTCCCATCCTACGACTACGAGGATGAGGGCGATAGTAAAAATGCTGTGAAATTGAACAAGGAGAATGCCCAAAACATTATGAACCATATAAATACGATGATGTGATGAACACAGAGGATGGGGCACTACACTTTGAATCGAGCCTTGACAACGACAAGTTAAACAAGGCTATTGACGAGACCAAGCGACGAATACAGGGCTTTTCCGACGAAACGGTTAAGGGGGGGCAGAAGGTGGACGACACCTTTAGGATCACCGCCGAGAACATCAAGATACAGAAGGATGTGATTGCGAAGCTGGAGGGCGAGCTCAAGAATCTGAACGCACAAATTGATAAGATGGCTCCAGGTAAGGCGCAGCAGGAGTTGAGGCAGGAGGCGGCTAAGGTTACCGCTGAGCTCGATGGGGAGCGCAAAGCCCTTACGATGCTGGAGGCCGAGGTGAAACAGAATGAGAAGGCGCAGGTATCTTTTCGCACCCAGCTACGGAATGCGCGAGAGGAGCTCATAGCGATGGAGCAGGCAGGGCTTAGGGGTTCGGAGGCGTATAAAAAGATGCAGCAGGAGGTAGGGCGGTTACAGGATGCCTACGACGATGCCACACAGCAGGCAAGGGTAATGGCCAACGACGAGAAGGTGTTTCAAGGTATCATATCCACCGTATCGGGGATGGCTGGGGCTTTCTCCGCAGCCCAGGGGGCTATAGGGCTATTTGCAGGCGAGAACGAGAACCTACAGAAGATAATGCTCAAGGTGCAGTCGCTGATGGGTATAACCATTGGGTTGCAGCAGGTGGCCCAAACGCTGAACAAGGATAGCTACTTCTCCATAGTAATACTCACCAAGGTGAAGGAGATGCTCGCGGTGGCCGAGATGAAGGTAGCCGCCGCGATGGGCGTTTCCACGGTAGCCGCAAGGGCTTTAATGGCCACCCTTACGCTGGGGTTATCGGTAGCCATAACAGGGGCAATAATCCTGATTAACAAGCTGGTGAGCCGACAGGCCGAGGCGCGCAAGAAGCAGGAGGAGTTCAATAAGGCGGTGGTGGAGGCTGCATATAAGCCATTGGCGGCGGTTAAGTCGTTATCGGCGGAGTGGCAGGCGCTGGGAGATAGTATGGAGGCCAAGGAGCGGTTTATTCGCGACAACAAGAAGGTATTTGATGAGTTAGGGGTAGCGGTTAACGGGGTGGCAGATGCAGAAAAGTTACTGGTTGATGGTACGGGAGGCTTTGCTAGGGCGATGCTGGCAAGGGCGAAGGCCGTAGCGGCTAAGGAATCGTTTGAATTGAAGGCGAAGGAAATTGCCGAGATCGATTTGGCATTGGAAACAACTCCTGAAAAGATTAAAAAATCTGTACTTGTTATTGATACTTGGGAGTATGATGAGGTAGATAACAAAGAGTATGTAAGACTTAAAGAGAAGAAAAAGGAGATAGAGAAAGAGGCAGACGATGTGTTCAAGATGAGATTAAAGTTTCAGAAGGAGGAGGAGGAGATTATTGCAAGTCTTGGATTATCAAACAACAACACCATAGAGGTCAGCATCAAGGCCGTTAGTGAGCTGCTTAACCAGCTAAATGAGAAGTACGAGGAGGCAGCTCCTGGAGAGATGAAGGATTCGTTACTTGCCCAGATCAAGGAGCAGGAAGCCCTGCTGGAGAAGCTGGACCAGAGGCGTGCCAAAAGCGTAAGCGGCGACGACCCCACCAAAAAAGCCATGCAGGAATATGAGAAATCGCTCAAAAGACAATTAGACCTTGCCGAGGGGGTGCTAGATAAGTTCGCCCTGATTGAGGAGGAGAAGAAGAAGCTAGAAGGCGATAAAAGCGAGCTGGGCACGGCCAAAATGGGGCTACTCGATGAGTTGAACCAGAATACCGCCGACGAGGCCGAGAAGCAAACCCGGCAGCTGCTGTCCACCTACGCCACCTACCTATCGCGCAAGCTGAGGCTACAGGAGGAGTACACCAACGATATGACCCTGCTCAGGAAGAAGCTGGAGAAGGCCACCGACCCCGAGGAGCAGGCCGAAATTCAGGGGGCCATGGCCAACCGCACCAAGAAGTTTAACCAGGACGTGGCCGCCGCGGGCGACACCGAGTATGAGCAGCTACTGGCTCAGTTCCGCAGCTACGAGCAGAAGAAGGATGCCATAATAGCCGAATATGACAGCAAAAGACAAGTTGCACAGGAAAACAATAATCAGGAACTTATCGAGAAACTCAACGAGGCGCAGGCGCGAGCCCTGTCGTCGCTGGCCACCGAGAACCTGATGCAGTCGGCTGACTGGACGGCGCTATTCAGCGACCTCGACAAGGTGACCACCGCCGAGCTCATCAAGCTCAGGGATAGGGTTGAGGCGCAGTTTGCCACCCTCGACCTCGCCCCTGAGGATATGGACGTGCTGCGCAAGAAGATCAACGAGGTGACCGACCAGATACAGCGGCGCAACCCGTTCCTAGCCCTGATTGACGCTTTAAGGAAGTACAAACAGGAGGAGTCGAGCGCCAACCTTAAGGACTTGGCCAAGAGCCTGTCGGCCTCCATCGATATGATTAAGGGCACGTTTGATCAGGTGGTGGGATCGCTGGACAAGCTGGGCATCAAGGCCGATGAGCAGACTAACGAAGTGCTTAACAGCGTCTCAGGAATGCTGGGCGGGGCTTCCAACCTCGCCATGGGCATAGCCACGGGCAACCCCTTGCAGATCATTCAGGGGTCAATCGATTTGATCATTAACGGCATAAACCTGATTGGCGGGGCGAAGGGAAGGCAGCTGGACCGAACGACAAAGGAGCACGAGGCCAACGTGCGCAGGCTCGAAAAGGCCTATCAGGACTTGGAGCGCGCCGTGGATAAGGCACTGGGCAACGCCCGGTACGACTTGCAGAAGCAGCTTATTGATAACCTTAAAAAGCAGCGCGAGGAGTACGAGGCGATGATTCGAGCAGAGAGCGGTAAGAAGAAGGCCGACGAGGGCAAGCTGGACGAGTACCGGGATGCTCTGGAGGATAGCCAGCGGCAGATTGAGGACATCGTGAACGGGATTAGGGAGGAGATACTGGGGATGAGCACCGCCTCGGCCGCCAACGAGCTGGGCAACGCCCTGATTGACGCCTTCGCCGCGGGCGAGAATGCCGCCGAGGCGTGGGGCAAGAAGGTGGACGACATTGTGGGTAATGTGATTCGAAAAATGCTGATCCAGAAGCTGGTGGAGGAGCCCGTGGGCAACATCATCAACAAGTATATGGCCAAGTGGGTGGACAAGGATGGGAACTTCCTGGGCTTCGATGCGATTATGAACTCAGCAACCGCTATGGGTAACGAGCTATCGGGGCTAGGCGCCGGGCTATCGGAAGCCCTGAATATGCTGCCGGATGAGATTAAGAAGTACTTCACGGGGGGCGACGACCCTGCCTCTCCCCTCACGGGCGCGCTTAAGGGTATGAGCGAGGACACCGCCAGCCTGATGAGCGGCTACATCAATGCGATTCGAATTAACCAGATCGAGGGCATCAGCATGATGCGCAGCCAGCTGTTGACCCTGCAGCAGATTTCGAGTAACACCTCACACAACGTCAATCTACCTGAGATACTGAGCGTACTGAAAACCATTGCCAATGGCGACTCGCTTAGGTCGACAGGACTGTAATTAACTAAACATCAACCTATGACACGAATAGCTAAAGATATTGCCAAGCAAGCCAAGCGGAAGGGCATCTGTGATGACTGGTACAAGGAGCTAAGAACACTGGAAACCGTGGAACAGCTGGCCGATATGTACCTTAAAGGGATCGACTTCTGCCTTGCCAACGATTTCCCATCAAACGACTATTTGAGGGCGAAATTCAAGGGCAAGATGGAGGATTATGGAATACACCTCGATGAGGTATTTGGTTGCCTGAACGGGCGAAAAGTGGTGGCCTTGGGGTCGTGCCGGGCAGCCGTGGAGGTGGATGAACACCACGTGAGCGAGGTCTTTGTGAAGCACACCAGCTTGCTTAACCTAACGGCCAAGGATTGCGCCTTTGTGATGGTGGATGCCTTTGAGAATACAAGGGTGAAGATTAAGGCCTACGGCGAGGCGAGGGTGGTGGTGAACCGCTACGGTAATGCCGAGGTGTACATCATTGAGAAGGGTAAGAATGCCCGCGTAAAGATTGTGGATAAGGACAAAATAACCTACTAGATATGAATATAGTGTATAAGCTCGACGGGGTAGATTTTGCCACCTACGGGGTGCATATCTCGGCCTCGGATGGGTTACTGAGCAAGCCCAACTTCAAGAAGCCCAATTCACACAGCTGGCCAGAGTACCACGGTGAGGTGGTGGATTTGGGCAAAAGGGTGTACGACCCTAGGGTGATCCAGCTGGACTGCTTCATACTGGCTGACAGTAAGGAGCTGTTCCTGACCAAGTGTAACACGTTCCTATCGGTTTTCGAGAAGAGCCGCACCCTGAGGCTATCGGTTACTGTTGACCCCGCCAAGCCATTGCTTTACGAGGTTTACTTGGATGGGGAGCTCGATATAAAGAAGATTTGGAACGACGGCCAAATGACGGGCCAATTCACCATTAAGCTCAGGGAGCCAGAACCCGTTAAACGTGTGATTAAGTTCACTGCCGCCACGGGGGCGATGCAGGCAAGTTTGACAATAACCTCAAGTAAATTGCTCAATATATACTGGGGTGATGGCAGTCACACCTTCGACGTGAGCGGCACTTCGCAGGTGGTGACGCACAACTACACCGCTAAAGGTGACTACTACATTGTACTAACTGGCAATATTGACGAGATAACCGCGCTAACGCATAACGGAACACTGGTATGGAGCAAATTATAGTAACGCATTTGGACAGCAGCACCACCAAGCTGCAATCGAAGGAGAATGTGAGCACGATCACTAGAGCTAACCAAAATGTGGAGCTACTGGGAGCCGACACGGTGGAGATCAGCGTGGAGTCGGCCAACAAGCTAAACTTCTACATTGGCGATAAGATAACGGTTATAGGCAGGGATTACACGCTGAACACCCCAGCAAAGGAGCGCAAGCTGTCGGAGCGCAAGTTCGTGTATGATATGGTGTTTGAAGGGGTACAGTACGACCTGCTGCGGGTGAGCTACAGCGTGAATGTGGACACCACTAGCAACGAGATTCAGGACCTTTCGGGCGACTCTTTGACGGGCGATCTGAAGATGTTTCTGGACGTACTCCTGAGCAACGCCAACAGGGTATTCCCAGGCAAGTGGGTGCTGGGCACCTACCCGACCGACACGGAGACCAAAACGCTCACCTTTGGCGATAGCGACAACTGCCTTTCCGTGCTGCAATCGCTATGCTCAGAGGGCAACTACAACACCGAGTTTTCGATTGGTATAGCCCCCAACGGGGTGCGCACCCTTAATATTGGGGCTACTGGCAACGTCTTCCCCTACACTTTCCAGTACGGCAAGGGCAAGGGGCTGTACGAGCTAACAAGGGAAAAGGTAAGCTCTTCCAATATCGTGACACGGCTAAGCGTGTACGGCTCATCGCGCAACATCAACACCTCTAAGTATAGGGCATTTAGGCTATGCCTGCCCGGAAAGACCAAGGGGCAAAGCTACCTTGAGAGCGCCACGGGAATAGCCAGCTACGGGGTGTGGGAGCAAACCAAGAACTTTGAGGAGATATACCCCCGCAGGACGGGCACCATCAGCGCGCTGGGTGATAGCGAGCTTAAGTTTGTGGACTCGTCTATGAACTTCGATTTGAACGAGACGGATGGGAACGGCAATACCTTATACTTGATTCCCGGTGCAGCGGCCAAAATCCACTTCAATACGGGCAACCTGGCGGGCTACGAGTTTGAGATCACCACCTACGATCACTCAACAAAAACGTTTACCCTTCGCCCATTCACCGATGAGAATGGGTACACCTTCCCTTCGCCAACTAATGCGGCCTTCCAATTCGCGCAGGGCGATAAGTATGTAATACTCGATATATACCTGCCACAGTCATACATTGATGCTGCCGAGTCTGAATTGCAGGCAGCCGGGCAGGAATACCTTGACAAGTACAGTCAGCCCAACGTGATGTATGGGCTGAATATTGACCCCCTATTCCTTAAGGATGTGGTGGGCGCCGAGGTGGAGGCGAACATAGTGTGGGTGGGTGACTACATTCCTGTTAAGGATACCGATTTGGATGTGGATAAGAGCATCAGGGTGAAGGGTTTCACCCGCGACCTGCTGAAGGATTACGCCTACAACCTCACCATTGCCGACATGGTGGTAACGGTAAGTACCATCAACCGGGTGGTGAGCGATTTGAGGGGTATAGATAATGTTGTGAGGATAAACAATCTTAACGACCCCGCTCGGGCGCGCAGGAACTACCTGAACTCACAGGAGGTCTTGAGTATGATCTTCGATCAGGAGGGTGACTTCTACACGGAGAAGATTAAGCCCCTATCCATCGACACCTCCATGCTGTCGGTTGGAGCAAAGTATATGCAGTTCGGCATGGCCGGCACCATATTCCAGACCAACTACGCAGGGGCAAAGAATAGAGTGGTGTATACTGGTGGGGCGCTAACCCACTACGCCATACTCGACGGAAGTAACCCAAGAACGTGGACTATCGGCAACGGTGATGTGGTGCTGGGAAGTGATGCAGCCTACTACATATACGCCAAGTGCGAGAAATCAGGGGCAAGCGGAAGCATCTTGTTCACCACAACTCAAATTCTGGTGGATTCCGATAGCAACTTCTTCCACTTCCTTATTGGCGTTATAAACAGCGTGGGGGAGAATGATGAGCGCGCTATTGCTCTTATGTACGGATTCTCAACCATAAATGGGCGATTCATTAAAACGGGCAGGGTTCAGAGTGCCGACGGCCACACCTACTTCGACCTCGACACGGGCGAAATCTCAGGCAAAATCACCTTCTCATCGGGTTCAACGGGCTACAATAATTTAGCCGACAAGCCCGACCTATCGGTTTACTCGCGACAGGACGATGTGGACGCCCTAACGGCCAACCTACAGGCGCAGATAGACGGGCAGATAATGACGTGGTTTTACGACTACGTGCCCACCCTTGCAAACGCCCCAGCCAACGGCTGGGCTACCACCGCCGATAAGGATAAGCACCTTGGCGACCTATTCTACAACTCGGCAACGGGCATAGGCTACCGCTTTTCGAAAATTGGTAGCGTGTACAGCTGGGAGGTTTTAAAAGATACCGACGTGGCCACAGCCCTAGCCAATGCAGCAGCAGCCCAAACCACGGCCAACAGCAAGAAGCGGGTTTTCCTTGTTACCCCCACCACCCCCTACGAGGTGGGCGACCTGTGGACGCAGGGCGACAGCGGCGATTTGATGCGCTGTAAAACCACCCGCCTAACCGGTAGCTACACCGCTGCCGACTGGGAAAAGGCGGTTAAATATACAGATGATACGGCGGTGAATAACTTGGAGATTGGAGGGCGGAACTTGCTGTTGGGTACATCGGATGAGTGGAAGAACGGATCGTGGTCGAATTGGAACCTAATTCCCTACGCAAGGGTTGACGTAGTTGGCGGGAAGTACTACACGGGTGCCGTTGAGCTGAAGGACGTGGTGACCTCCGACGGGGTCAACGTGGGGCTGAAAATATTCTGGTACGATGCGAACAATGTCAGAAAAGAATCGGCCTACGGTGCGAAATCCGTTGCCAACGGTGCTTCCGGCATGGCAAGGATTACCGCTAAAGCACCCAACGATGCGGTTAAGGCGGAATTTGTAATTAGAAAATTTGCCAGCGGCGGCAGTACCACCCTGAAGTACAGGCGCGCCAAGATGGAGTCGGGATCCAATCCCACCGACTGGACCCCCGCCCCCGAGGATGTGCAGGCTGACATTGACGACCTGGCCTCCGACATTGCCGACATTGCCGACGACGGCAAGTTCACGCCCAACGAGAAGCATCAGGTTCGCCGCGAGTGGCCCAACCTGCTGTGTAACTACCTGTCGTGGGGCGAGCAGGGCGAAGCGCTGGGGATAGTTACCGAGCTGGCGGCCATGGAGGCCGCCTTCCTGGCCCTGGCCAAGTACCTCAACAACAACGTTACCTGGATATCCGGCATACCGCTTTGGATATCGGACGCCCAGCTTAGCGTGACCACAACGGTGGTGCCCGCCACGTTCAGGGCCAAGTTTGCCGACTACTACGAATCGCTCAACGCGCTGATCGCAAAGATTGGCGAGGTGAACGAGGCCAACACGGCAGCCCTGGGCTACCTGGCCGAGGCCTTTGCCAACGACACCACCATACAGGGCGGGCTCATAAGCACCTCGCTGATCAAGGTGGGTGCAAAGCAGTTTGGTGAAGGTGGAGGACTCTCATGGATAGAAAAAGCGGGCATCAACGGTACGGGGGAAGGCGATGATACCCCCAGAATTTATGCCGGCGGTACGCTCGCGAAAGCCGTTCAAAGGGTGGCGGGGATTCTGACGAATTCGGCTAATTTTGTTGTAACGCAGGGGGGGAAGATATTCGGCATGGACGTTGAGCTGTACGGCTCGATGTCCACGGCACCGCCGGGAGGCAAGCGGATACTGCTGGACCACGACTCGTCATCAATGAACATCTACGATGAGAGCGGGGATATGAAGGCAACCGTATCCTCGGATGCCATTATAGCCCTGTCGAAGCTGCTGAAGTCCAACAGCAATAGCGTTGATGCCTCGCAATCGATATCCCTCATGCAAACGAATGGCTCGGACACGGACACCAAGCTATCCGCACCGTTGATACTCCCCGCAACCAGCGATAACTACACCATAACCACCCCTCCGGTTGTGTGTGTTTGCTATGGCATTCAGGATACCACACCGCCCGGGCATACCGGGGCAGTTGGGGCCTCCGCCTCGGTTAGCGCTTTTCTTGTTAAAGCCGACAACAGTGAGGTCCCATTAGGTTCTGTCGGCATATTTGCCTTCGTGGCCGGTGAAAGCTCTACCGAAAATTTGACAATCCCCTCAAAATCGTTTGGCCCGCTGCCGTCCGGCACTTACAAAATGAAGCTCACCGCCTCGGTTAGCGCGTCCAACGTGTGGGCCACGGCCTCGGCCAGCATCAGCATCGCCAGCCCCAACAACACCCTCTCAGGGGTGAGCGATGTGGAGGTGTCGCGCATATACCGCAACGGCATCTTCCTGATACGGGATGCCAACAACTATATGTACATGAACCCCATGGGGGTGGTGGAGAAGAGCGAGAAGGCACCCGACAGGCCGGGGGTGCTGCTGGCTGGTAATGTGGCTAGCGGAGGTGGTGGTTCAAATTTTTGGGGGCCAAAAAAACATTCGTCAAAATCATCTATAAAAACAGCTGCCGGAACATACACTGTGTACCATAGCGCAGGACACACAGGCTACACCGTGCAGGTAACGCTGGGGACCAAACAATCGACTGCCGTGGTGAGCAGCAAGACCGACAGCAGCTTCAAGGTGACAACCTACAACAGTGGGGGCACGGCTGCCGATACGGCGTTTGAGTTTGCCATGTTCGGCGAGAATTAGAAGAGGGGGCACGGCGCCCCCTCTACAAATTTAAACGTCAGAGGGTCTGTATTTTTTCGATCCACCCGCAACCAGCTAATCAATTAACCGCACTCACAAGGCGGTTTTTTTATGAAAAAAACTTATCAACTAGATATTAATTCGTATCAGTCTAATACGTTTATGCTTTATATTAGAGTTCTAATTAACCTACTGGCGAGCCGGGAGCCATAAAAAATCAAACGCTATGCAAGAATCATTATTCAACACATTGCTTGTGGCAATGAGCGGCTTGCTAAAGAATAGCTACGCTTGGCTATCGGGCTTACTGATGACCCTTTTAGGCTACTTTTTGCCCGTTAGGGATATCGTTCTCCTCTTGATATTTTTCTTTATTATCGATGTTTTATTCGGGTTCTGGGCGGCCAAGAAGCTGCGCAAGGAGCGGTTTTCGGTCAAGATAATTTGGTCACATACAATACCCAGAATGCTAATCTCCATCGTGCTGATAACTGGAGCGTATATGTGGGATAGCACCTACCAGCAGGACTTAGTGAGCACCTACAAGATTGTGGGTTGGTTTATTTCAGGAGTGTTGCTTTACAGCATCGCCGAGAATGGCTACCACATCACCAACTGGGTCATTTTCCCGAAGTTAGCTAACCTAATAGGCGACAAGCTAAAGGATAAGACAGGAATTGACCTAAAAGAGAAAGAAGAAGCCAATGCAAAAGCTACTGATCATAAGGGATAACGCCCACGGCGTTGACGTGCCGGGCAAGCGCAGCCCCGACGGCAGCCACCTGGAGTGGAAATGGAGCCGGGAGCGATGGGTACAAATTGAAATTATACTGAAAGCTTTGGGCTTCACGGTGGTTGACACCAATCCCACCGACAAGGAAATAGGAATGTGGAATCGGGTGGCAAAGGCCAATAAGTTTGCTAGGCAGCACCCCAATAAAGTTCCCCTTCTGATTTCCCTTCACAATGACGCCAGCGGGGTAACGCCCGAGTGGCGAGAGGCGCGGGGCATATCGGTTTGGACGAACAGGAAAACCGATCAATCAGACATCTATGCCGCCGAGATGATACGAGCGTTCGACCCCATAACCAAGGGGCGAACCCGATTGCGCAGGTACGATGTGGGGCCAGGCAACGAGGACTTTGAGGCCGACCTCACCGTGCTAATGGGCAACTACAACGCCATACTGATTGAGTGCGGCTTTCAGGATAACAGAAAAGATGTAGCTCTGCTGCAAGATCGGATGTTCAATAAGAACGTGGAGGACGCCGTGGTGACGGGCATTGAGCGAATAGCCAAGATTATTGACCCTAAATACAGAGCAAGCTATGAGAGGTAAAGTGATTATAGGGGGCATAATTGCCCTAATGGTGCTTATCGGGGTGGTAGTAAACCAGCGTAAGCAGATCGTCGAAATTCGCAAAGAAAAAGCTACCTACCAACGAAATTTCGAGACCGCGACCAGCGGATTAGAGGCCTACCGAAATGCCAACGGCGAGCTGGTGGCGAAGGTGAACGCCTTGGAGCTGAAGCGCAACGAGCTCAACCGGTACTCCGAGGGGCTAGAGCAGGATATTAAGGCTCTTAACGTAAAACTAAAGAATGCCAAGGCGGCCAAGGTGATAGAGTACGTCTATATTTACAAGACGGATACCATATTGATAACAGAGACAAGCCCCAACAGGTACTACGCGAGCCTAACGGACGAATGGATCAAGTTGGAGCAGTGGATCAGCGTGGACGGCAAACCGTCGATTGATAGCCTTTCGCTGGAGGTTAAGGATAAGCTTACCCTAATAGATGAGGTGGAGTATAAAGGCTGGTGGTTCTGGCGAAAGCCCATTGGGGTGAAGCTGCACCTAAAGAGCGAGAACCCCTACCTAAATATCGATAGGATGGAGAGCATTGAGTTCAGAAAGTAGTATATTTGTAAAAGCATTTCACCCTCAGAGTTGCGGCTGAACGGGTGCATAGATCCCCCGATTTCGGTCGGGGGATTTCCCAAAAAATCGAAATCTTTTTTATGATATTTTTACGAAACACAACATAGTGGCAAAAGTTGTATATAATTTTTGATGAAATGTTGAAAAAAATGAAAAAAATACTTGACAATATCGTATTAGTGTAATACTTTTGCTTTATCACATTGCGAGGTGGAGCAGATGGTAGCTCGTAAGATTCATGATCTTAAGGTCGCAGGTTCGAGTCCTGTCCTCGCTACAACCACCAAGAAAGGGTGTTCTGAAATCGGAGATGGAGGGCATTGCTACAGGGGAACGCCGTTTGGATCCCGAACATAGATTTGGACGGTCGAATCGAAGATTTTAGCAGCAGGAACACCCGATGAGAGAGAAGGAAGAAAGGGGCTAAGCAGTTAGCCCCTTTCGCTATTTGGTAGCAATCATACTAACTTAACATATCCACCCCGTCGAGCTTGTACACAATATTCATAGTTGACAGATTTTTCTATTTAACATAATTAACCCCATTTGTTGAAACCGCGCGCCCAACCGTGCAGGCCGTTTTCTTTTACGCCTCCCTACAGCCTCCCAACGTGTTGTGTATCAGCGTGATACGATTTACTGATTCCTTTCGAGAAAAAAACCCCGCCGCAATAACTAACTCGCTGTGTATCAACACGCCCTGTTGATGTAATGTTTTGCGTTGCAAAAGTAATACTAAATATGTATTACAGGTATGTCTTGCTTTTCTTGTCCACGACCTTTACGATGGCATCCTTATATAATTAGGTATATGAAAAAAAACTTAAAATAAGTATAAAAATAACTCACAAAATATTTGGAATATAATATACAATAATATATCTTTGTGTAGTTGTTGAATAACAAATTAACTAAAAATTAAAAAATATGGAGGCAAGATTTTCGTTTCAAAAGGGATTTGGACAGGTAAAGCAGAAGGATGCGGAAAGGGTGCGCACGGAGATAATGCAGGCCCTTGGCATAACCACCCGCCCAAATTGGACTCGCCGCCTAAGGGGCGAGGTAGTTCCCAAGGTAACCGAGGCCGAGGCCATTGAGGCCATATTCGCCAAGTATGGTGTGAAGGAAGTATGGGGGGCGCAGGTATGACCAATTTAGCCAACATTAAAAGGACGATGACCAGCCGAGAGATTGCTGAGTACACTGGAAAAAGACACTCCGATGTTATGGAGGCCATTAGAACCATGGAGCCAGCATGGGAGAAAGTTAACGGACGGAAATTTCCGTTGGTTGAATACAAGGATGCAAAAGGTGAAATGCGCCCTGAGTATCAGCTAAGTAAAACCGAGTGCCTATACGTAGCCACAAAGTTCAACGACGAGGCTAGGGCACGGTTAATCCTTCGCTGGGAGGAGCTGGAGCAGGAACAGAAGCACCGCCTACCCCAGTCATTCTCCGAGGCCCTGATGCTGGCCGCCCAGCAGGCGCAGGAGTTGGAGCAGAAGGAGCTGCAGCTGCAAGCCCAAGCCCCCAAGGTTCGGTTCGCCGAGGCGGTGGAGACCAGCACCCGCTCGTGTTTGGTGGCCGAGCTCGCCAAGATTATCACCCAGAACGGCTACGAGATAGGCCAGAACCGCCTGTTCAAGTGGATGCGCAGCCAAGGCTACCTGGGCAAGCAGGGCGAGTACTACAACCTACCCACGCAGCGCGCCATGGAGCTGGGCCTGTTCGAGGTGAAGAAGACCTCCATCAGCAAGCCCGACGGCACCGTGCTGGTATCCACCACCCCCAAGGTAACGGGTAAGGGGCAGGTGTACTTTGTGAACAAGCTACTTAAAGGACAGGAGGCCTAACCCATGATCGCCACCGCAACCCTAACCAAGCGCGAGAATGAGGTTACCAAGCTCATCGCTTGGGGTGCCACTAAAAAAGAGGTAGCCCAGAAGCTGTTCATCAGCGAGCGCACGGTGGAGAACCACGCGCGCAACCGCCCGCAGGGTGAGGCGTGATATTGACCCATTTGACTTTGACCTTTAAAAACTCATAGCTATGAAAAAGAAACATAAGGAGCTAATCCTTGGGCTACACTTCGCCCTGTGCCTGATAGCCCTAACGGCCGAGCCCACGGGCGAAAAGGCCACCGCCTTCTACATCGCCTACTACCTGATAGTGCTGGCCAACATGGCCGCCTCGGTGGTGCTAATCAACAACCATATGCAGAAGTACTATGACACCGAGGATACCACTACCTAAGACCGAGCTGGAGTTCCGCAACGCCAGCGTGCGAATAGATAGGATTGAAATTGAAACCGTAGCCAAAACGGCCAACCGGGCCAGCTACCTAACCACGGAGGAGCGGTAATGAGAAGCGACCTATACGGGATACTGGGTAAGGCCCTAAACCCACAAACTTTACAGGCCGACAGCACCAGCGCGGCCATTGACGCGCTCACCAAGCCAAGGTGTAGGTTTGAGCGTATGACCACCGAGCAAAGGGAAATGATGCGGGGGTACTACCAGCGCAGCATCGCCATCGAGCAGGGCAAACACCCGCGCCCCAAGGGGTCGAGCCCTATGCCATGGATGCTCGATGAGTGGCAGGATGACCTGAACCAGCTGGAGCGGGTGATGAGGAGTAATAACGAGCTAACTAGGTAAGTTATGGATGACATACTAATATACCGTAGAAAAAGAGGTTCTTCCGGCCAATGGAAGTGCCGCGAGAAGAGCCTAATGAAGGTGGAGTTTGAGCAGGGAAGGTTCGTAATTTTTGAGAAGCTAGCCAAGCAGCTAGGGTGCTCAAATAGCGATGCCGTTATGTTCGGCTTCTCCAGCAAGGACAGGTGTGCCTACATCTTTAAGGAGGAGCCTGAGGAGGACAGCTACTACCTGCGACAGGCCGGTCCCAATAGACCATACTACCGATTCACATCCAAGGATCTAGGAAATCAATTCTTCCAATTTTTCCAAAGCGAAGCCAAAGTGGCCTACTTCGAGGCCAACGGTACCAACGATAAGGGTTGGACAAGGCTAATACCTGAAAATTGTAAAAAATGAAAACAAAACACACACCAGGCCCGTGGATGGCTGTAAAACGACAGGACGGATGGGCTATTGAGGCCGAGAACGGAAGCCCCGTTGCCGAGCAGATGAACAACGGTAGCGACATGGGCGAGGCCGACGCCAAGCTGATTGCCTGCACCCCCGATATGCTGGAGCTACTCGACTTTATCAACGATGCCATTAACTCCAACATTCGAATCGTAAAGGATAGCCCCTTGCATGATGATATTAGAAATCTGCTCAGGCGGGCTACAGAATAACCAGTTACTAATCATTTAAACCGCAACAACTATGAAGCAAGTAAATTTAAAATCGCTTAGCCTAACCCACTTTAAGGGGCACAAGGCCATAAGCATCGCCTTTGCCGACAGCACCACCATTTCGGGCGATAACCGCATGGGCAAGTCCAGCATCTTCGACGCGTTCACCTGGCTGCTCTTTGGCAAGGACCAGTTCGACCGCAAGGACTACGAGATATTTCCCATTGTGGACAACAAGCGGCTCGACCGCGTGGACGCCGAGGTGGTGGGCACCCTATCCGTGGACGGTACCATTATCACCCTTAAGCGGGTATTCCGCCAGCAGTGGGTAAGGCCACGGGGCGCATCGGAGGAGGTGTACAAGGGCAACGAGACTCTGTTCTTTGTGAACGATGTACCCAAGAAGGCGGGCGAGTATAAAGCCGTTATTGACGGCATTATCGACGAGGGGCTGTTCAAGCTCATCACCAACCCCAGCGCATTCCTTGAGATGCACTGGACCAAGCAGCGCGAAATCCTATTCCAGATAGCCGGAACCGTGAGCGATGCCGAGATAGCCGCCAGCAACCCTAAGTTCAAAGCCCTGCTCGATACCCTGAACGGCAAGCCGCTGGCCGAGTTTAAGAAGGAGATAGCCGCGCGCAAGCGTAAGCTCAACGAGGCGATGAACGACATTCAGCCCCGCATTGACCAAACAGCAAGGCTAATGCCCGAGGCTAAGGACTTCGAAGAAATTGAGGGAGAGATAATGGATATAGACGTGGAGCTATCGGCTATATCAATGAAAATGAGCGACCGCAGCGAGGCCATACGTGGCCAGTACAATGAGATTCAGGAGAAGCAGGGCAAGATCAACGCCCTTAAATCGCAGCAGGCCGAAATCATTCAGCAAGCCAAAACCAAGGCGCAGCAGGAGGCCTACGAGGCCAACCAGCAACGAGCTGAGCTAGAGCAGTCGGTGGCCACCGCGCTACGCAAGCTGAAGAATGCCGAGGCCGAGCGGGAAGAGGTGAAAGGCAACGCCGAACGCCTAGCCCAACAGGTGAAGAGCACCCTAACCGAGATTGAGAGCCTACGCAAACGCTGGAGCGATGAGAACGAGCGCGAGTACAAGGGCAAGGACGGCTGCCTGATTTGCCCCGTGTTCGGCACCGAGTGCGGTGACCCAACCGCCTTGGGTAAGCACCAGGAGGCTCAGCAGAAAGCTAAGGCTGCCTTTATGAGCGAGAAGGAGGTGAAGTTGGAGGCCATCAACGATTTGGGTATATCGAAGGTGCAGGAGCTGGAGGCTTTAAATAAGCGCATGGAGGCGATGGAGGCTAACCTAAAGCAGCTGAGCACCGACATAGTGACCCTTGAC